GCGTACCGCCTGTCCATTTTCCCATAGCCTGACGCTTGTAGAAATCAGGATTGGCAAGCCGCAAATTATTGCGACACCAGCCAATCACATCGTTAGACGGATTTCTGATTACAATTGCATTTGAACATTCTACAATCACAACTCTCCCCCCCATGGCTCAATTTCTCTCAGGTCGATCTTCTTTGCGGTTTCCAATTCTCCAAATTCGATGAAATAAATCTGAGCGTCATACTTAACCGCAATTAGCCCTTCGCCATTACCAGCCTTGCGCCATAAGGCAAACGCAAGTTTTTGATTCCACTCAAGCCTATCCAATGAGAATATCGGCTTTGCGGAGGTTTTGCAGTCTATTGCAACGGCGCATGTGTTTTTCACGGCAATAATATCAAACGGTTGTGAGCCAGTAGCGTCAGGCGTCATAAAATGTACCCACATCCCCTGATCCTTTAGCAACCTACACATTTCCTGTTCAAATTCCGTTCCAAGCTGTTTATTGTTCATTTGTCATTTCCTCCGTCCATCTTCGCGCTTCCTGTTCCTTCTGCCATTCGTTTAATATCCGATTAATAACAATCCGTTCTTTCCCTTCTGTCAATCGTCTCCCGTTTGGGGCGATTCCTGTGGCAGTATATTTTCGCAACCACTCAACAGGCACAGCGTCCACGGCTGGAGCATCTTCCACTAAACAAACAGGATCTGATAATCTACCAACGTATTCACGACGATGCTTCATTTTTTCCAGCAATAGATCAGCATCAATCAGTCGCATTGTCTTCCTCCTTTGGCGATTCAAACATTATCGGTTGAATCGTGTTAGCCAAAATCAAAACCCCACAAACAGGACAGGTAATATGATACCAACTGACTTCACACGCTTTATATCTAATAATCGACCTACATTCCGGACATGTAACGTCATAGAGGGGAATTGGTTGTTTCTTAATGATTTCCATTGTCAGTGTCCTCCTTCAACGCTGATCCTCATCCCACTTCACCGTCCTTCTCTGTTCATCGGTCGGGCGGGATGTCGTCCACCGATTCACATACACCGTACACCCGATGATATTGTCATTACCAACCCCGCTGCCAAACTTAATGCCGTATACCGTAGCATCACATTCTGGATATTCCTTTGCGCAGCTTTCACACAGATGCAACCGCGCTTCGATAGGCTCCCGCGCTTTCAGCTTTTCAGCGTATTCACACATAACATCTAATGTATCATCCAAGTCTATTTCCAGCGCCCAGATTGTTTCCTGTTGATCTTTCAATATAGCAAGAGCATCTACGTGCATTTGATAGCATCCTTCATGTCCAGACCGATTCATCAATGAGTATGGACAATGGTCACATTCTGCGCCAGCGGCGCAACACTCCAACCCCTTGATAACTTTCTCAATGTCAGGCATTAAAATCCCTCCAATTAATCAGGGGCAAGGTTTTTAGCCTTGCCCGCCACGCAGCAACATTCACACGTTATGCAAATCTTTAGCAACTCTTTTCTTGGTGTCAACATCATCTAACGAAAATCCTTCGCCCATAACATCAAACACCATATCATGCAATACGGCAAGGCGCTTTGCATCTTCCTCAACCGAAATACTTTTGATGTACTGCACAATTAACTTAGCCTGATTCAAATTCCAATGCGGAATAGCACCATTGCCAAATATACGCTTTGCACACGCATTTACCGTTCCGGGACTAATACCCAGTTCGTATGCTATTTCAGCATTAGTGTAAATTGTCTCGCCTTTGCTATTTATCATTTCTGATCCCTCCTGTATTTGTCTTTATCAATTAGAAAGGAAACTCCTCATCATCTTTTGCGTCAGGAATTTCTTCAAATCCCTGTGTATCAACTACTCGCCCCTTAGAATCACGCCAAGGCGGCAAATCATCCTGTTTATCAGCGCGAATGAAATAACTAATCCTTGTCCGCGAATCGTCATTTTTGTCAACGTTCACCATGCAAGCCCCAACCTTGCCAATCCAGTTCTGCATGTTGAAGTCACCTTCGGGAATACCCGGAAACGCGTCAAAAAACTGTGTCAACATACGATTTGTAATTTCAGGCTTATCGTCCAGAAACACAATGTAATGATACAGGATATTCGGCATACCAGAGACCTCAAACTGCAATGCCAGCATATCATTACCGCTGCTCCGAGAAATCGCTTTTTCAGCCGACTTAATCCGGATACGATGCTTGCCAACGGGAACCTGTTCAAACTGCTGTTCTTCACGCTTGTAATTCCATGCCATAGTTATCAACCCTCCATCTCAAAATTAATAAATTCCTCAACACCGCAAACCTTACGTGAATCGATCTGATTCTTAGCATAAATATTTTGTGTGGCCTGCAACAAAATTTTATGCTCGCCATCCTTGTTGACCCCTATTTTACCAACCACATCACACAGTCCGCAGATATTATCAACGATCTTCGCGCTAATTTTAGGAATCAGCCGCGAATAACCGGAACCATCAGGGGCAGTGTAGTTATCCATAGTTTCCCATGCAGTCCAAATAATATTCAATCCAAGCGACTTCATAAATCTCAACGAATTAACCAACTTAAACTGCATGTATTGATAATCCGCTTGTGCGGGAACCCCCTTGTTTTTGCCTTGTGCGCCAAGATCAGACAGAATACACCGCTCAAGCTCAGAAATATTGTCAACCGCGATTGTCCCATAATTCAACTTACCATCATCTTTCAGAGCTTTAAGCCCCATAAGGGTTTCAGACCAATCGCGGTATGTATTGATGTTATCGATCTGTACAACATCAATTTTGCTAGTGTCTTTCACAACCTCACGCTTTGCCAATGTGCGCTCAATCGTTCTGTCAATGTCCAAAACAAGCGTCCTATCCGCGCTAGCTTCCGCGATAAGACCAATCGCCGTAGACTTACCAACGCCCGGCGCACAATACAATAGCGCGGTATATGGCAGTTCTCTAACGGGAATATCGTCAATCTTGCGTATCTGCATATCGTTCCCTCCTGTCGAATCCAATATAATCCTGCTCAGGATTATAATTCAGGCATACAGGCGCATACTCACACCTGCGGCCCCAACACATACAATTCGCAGTATTGCGATAATAGTTTTGACTTATTCGCGCTTCATCAATCTCTTTCGCCATCCTGCACAAATCACGTTCAAACTCCTCCACTTCTGCATCTGTCCGCTCAATATCCAACAATCGGATTTTACTATCGGTATCTTCATCATACCAAGCGATCATCCTGTCAAAAAACTCATCTTCTGATTCCCCATTCTTCAGACGTATCGTCGGCTTCCGACAAATCGTATACCAAGCCTTACGACTTCCCGTAGCCAGCATATAAGCCAACAACTGTTCGTCCCACTGTAAGTTATATTCGTATTCGTCAGTAATCTCGCCAGAAGTTGTTTTATGCTCCACAATGCGCCCGTCAGCCGCTATACCGTCTACCCTGCCAATAAGTGTATCACCTGTAACAAGCGGTTTTTCAACCCACTTCTCAACACAGTCAACCTTAAATTTAGGGTAGATGAATTTAGCATACGCCCAAGCCATAGCATCTTCTTTTGTCTTGCCAAATTCCACACAGCCGTTTTTGTACAATTCTTCAATCTTTTCATGATAGCTACTGCCAATTTCCAGTGCGGGTGCATTAGCTACCGGATAAAGATTTTCAATGTACTTCAATTCATAAGCACGCCTACAAGCCTTAAACAACTTCAGGCCAGAAACACTAATCTTCATCACTCATACCCTTAATTTCTCCAAGAAGGTCATCGATCTTTTTAATCAGATCATCAAATTCACTGTCAGATTCCTTCGCCTTTTTCTGATCTTCCTTCTTACGCCTACTCTTAATCTGTTTTTCAACATGCTCAAAAAGCTCATCCTTCATCGTGTCCAAAAATTCATCAGCCGCTTCCTTGCTCTTGTCAGCAATTGCAAAATAAATTCCAGTAATAATCGTAATGGCTTCCTGTTCTAGATGCTTCAGATCACCATTAACGGAACAACTGCACTCAACAGCATTATTCAGAGCATTAACCTTCACATTAATCATTATCAGAATCCTCCTCATCATTATCAATTGCTTCAGCCATCTCAGAAACGGAAATTACAGCTTTAGTAGCGGAAAGCACAGCATTGGCAAGTTTGCCAATCTGTTCTTCATTCACGAACGGCAGGATTGCGATCAAATGATTATTTGTCATCATATTTTTATATCGCTGTCCGGCCTCAGAATCATGCTTGCAGATACTTTCATAAATATACTTAATCAGTATAATCGTATCCGTACATAATTCTTCAAGACTTCCGCTTATCGCGCATTCAACTTCACCGTGGTCACACTTAATGTCAATCATTATTCCGTTCCTCCTTATCTCCAATTACCAGACGAATCTTTGCCAACGTTACCCTGCTTGGCACCTGTGTCTCGTTCTCAATGCTATTAATGGTCTGCACAGACAGGCCACACCGCGCCGCCAATTCACCCTGCGAAATCCGCTCAATAGCACGATAACGAACCATCTCTTCAGAAAGCGTCATTCCGTATCACCTCCTTCCAGTATAATTGTACGCCGCAACGGCGCTAATGTCAATATAATTCAATATGATTTTGCATTTTTTAACACAGACCAGCAATTCTCATAATTGCCACTCCGAAATCTAGCCTGTCAGAGAATTCAAGTAGAAACCCCTTATCATCAATCAAGTAGAATTTGTCGTGGGCTATGTATGCCGTTACTTCAATCTCGTTTTTCAACACGATTGTTGCAGGTGACGCCAGCGACAACCTTGCTTCAACGCGCTTCACAACGGCTTCAACCGTTTCCTTGTTCACGTACCGCAATTTGTCCATTAATCAATACCATCCTTTCAGACGGCTCATCATATTTCCAATCCAATGCCGCATCGATCATATTACCAAGATTGTCAACCATATAGGCAAATTCACCTTCATCCTTATGCAGATTGTCAACATTAAAGAAATCACGCTCAATCGGCAAACCAAAACGAAAATCCTTTTCATCCCACACCTTCATTTCAATACTAATGATGTCAGCGCCGTCCGTAAACCAAGTCATGTTCAACCCCTCCCGCCTAGAAAAGATTCATTCCGTAACAACCAAGAACATTATAGCATCCGCCTGAGCATATGTCAATAGTATACTTTAAAAAATACTATTTCTTATTATTTTTTATTATTTTATTCAATGTAGAATGTAGTAAATAGGTACATTTATATAAAAGTCCCCTATAGGAAGAAAATTATAGGAGACTTTATGAAAATGCAGTTATTTGCTACACTGAAAAAAGGGTATGTGCATTAGCACATACCCCACGAAATAAATTATAATCTACGCATTACTGCATCATATAGGCGGCGATTGACAACTTCCAACGTGGACATTAGTTCGTCAATTATCGACAATATATCCTGAACATTCTTCCCATTTACAGCCCGCCCAAAATCCGTGTCGCTATTATAGTCAATTGATTCTCCGACCTGTGGGCCAGCGTCATAAGAATATTGGGCAACCATTTTCGTTGAGTCACGAAAATCTCCCTGATCATCTTTACTGCCGAATAACTCATTTTTAATTGTCAAAAATGCCGCTAATTTAATGCAAGTATTCGCGTTTGGATTGCGCTCCCCTTGACATTCCGCAATCGCTTGAATTAAATCCTGTTCGGTTATCAAGGGGAATCACCTCACATCTGTTCTATTGCCTGAATAGCTTTTTGGACGTGTTGCTTTGCTTCTTGCGGAAGTTCCTGCATCATTTCCTGAAGCTGTTCAATATACTCAGAGCCATCCGCGCGGGAATATCCTCCACGACTTGAATATCGCCCCTGACTGTCCCTTCGCGCGTTCCTGCCCCTCCCACGGGCATATGATCCAGAGCCGCCGTCATAGGCCATTGAGCCACCGTCACGCGAATAATAGCGGTTGCCAGAGTAATTTCTACCCATGCCTTCATAATAAGACCCTTCGCCATCTTCCTTGGATTCAATGATCTTATCAAGATTTTTAAGCGCGTGAGCAAGTTTATCAACGACTTCCAGCGAACCGCCCGTAAGCTCATTCTTGGAGCCGTACTGCTCAAGCTCCTTACAGAGCATTTCCTTGAGTTTGTAAAGTTCTTCCATCTTTATTCCCTCCCTTCTATCAGGCTATACGTGTAACGGTCAGATTGGCGTTTTGCACGTTAATTGCCGTAGCAGGGTCAGCCGCCGTTGCGCCAAAACTAGCGTTTTCGACTGCAACATTGAAACAGCAACCGCGCGGTACAGTGATTATAGCCGTAGATGTTACGTTGAAATACTCATCCACTGCCGCTGGCGTGACAATCGCACGACTTGTAAGAATCGGCTCACCGTCTATGGCCAGAGCAACTGCAATCGGCCCAACCGTTCCGTCTTCAGGCACGGCTATATTGGCATTAAACGTAACTTGGTATCGCGCAAAACACCCGCATGTATTGTTGACTATACCTCTCAGAATAACAATTCCAGACTCGTCCCTGTGGAGAACATACCCCTTGGGGCAGGGAATGTTGTCATTCAGGACAACATTCCCATTGGGCTCCACAAGCTGAATTGGATTATACGTATATTCAGCCATGATTAGTCACCTCACATACCGCAACCGCAACCGCAACCCTGATTATTATTGCAGGTGAAAATTGGCGTGCGTCCATAAACAGGCGTTGTCGGAACAGGGCAGGAATTCAGACGATTATACAGCGCGTCAACCTCATTGCTGAAGCCCTGCTGGATAAATGCGTTCTGAGCCGCCTGAGAAGCCGCCAAGTCCTTCATAGCGATCTGCTGACGCAGGGCAGAAATCTCATCGTTTTTCGCGTCAATCTTATCCTGACACAGCTGATCAAGAATCCTCTGCACACCCGCCGTCTGAGACGCAATAACATCCCTGATACCATCAGACAAAGCCGCGCGATCAGCACAGTTCTCCGTAGCAATGGTATATTTCAGGTCATTCGTCGCAAGACGGTTGTCACAGCAACACTGAGCAAGCTGAGACTGAATAGCCGTCATCCCCTGTGTGGAAGCCGTCTGAGCCGCGAAAGAGCGCTCAAGGTCTGCAATCTGATTCGTGTAAAGCTGTTGCGCCAGCGCGTTTTGTGCGCCGTTAACCGTAGCGTTAACACCCGCAAAGCCAGAACAAAGAGACTGCTGAATGCCACTAAAGCCCTGATTAACCGTATTCTGCATGTCACAGCAACAATCGCAAAGCTGAGTGGAAAGGGCAGAGATACCGCTCTGAATAGCTCCCACACCGCTCATGATTGCCGCCTGATCGAAACCGCGCTGGACGGCATAGCCGCCGTTATTACCGTCGTTGACAATAATAGGCGCACCCGCAAAGCCGCCGCCATTATTGCCACCAAAGCCATTGCCCCAGCCGCCACCAGCCGCAAGCAGGACAATAATCAACAGGATAATCCAAGAACCGTCACCGCCCCACATGCCGCCATTGCCATTATTATTGGCAACGGGATAATACGGCATAGCCGCATTACCAAAAGAAGCAGGGCCAACAAGCATCGTCGCCGGGATGCCGCCACCATTTTCATCAGTAAGAGCCATAAACAAAACTTCCCTTCATTTAAATTTATTTCAATTAAATTTATTTCAATCGTCTATGTACACTTGACGATGAAACCAAGTTAGATTTTTAGTCCGAATATCTGCGCCATTTTTTGAGCATAGTCAAGTTGCCCCTGATTAATCTGCCCGGACTGCATTAAATACTGAACAATTTGTTGCGGATTGCTCAAATTGTTCGGAATATTGAAACCAGCGCTTTGCAGTGCGCCTATTGGATTTTGCTTCAAGCCCGGAAGCATTTGCATAATATTTCCAGCAATTCCATTATTCATCAAATTAAAAAGCGGATTATTCATTTGGCTTACCCTCCATCTTTGCGTTATTAGCCATAATATTATTGATTTCGTTCTGAAGGGCTTCTACGCGCCCGTAAAGCGCCTGAAAATCTTCCTTGCTAACATACTCACCTACAGGTGCTGGAGCGGCTACAGACGGCATGGACGCCCTCTGATCACGTATCGTATAGTCAATGATCTTCATGGACGGCATACCACTGGCATCAGCCGATTTAAGGTAGATTGTTTGCTTTTCAGAATCCCACAATTGCACGGTATTATTGGGGGCAACAAGATACGATTTTGCACCCGCTTCGCCTTGAACCCAGATAATTCCGCTACCTTGCGATTGCTGATTAATTTGCTGTTGCTGATACTGTGGATAATAAATTTGTGTAGGCTGATAGCCAATCGGAAAAGGATTATTATAAGCCATAATTTACTCACCCTTTCGATGCCAATAGTATTGTGGAATTTCTTGAGAGCTATCCCAACTATCGAATAAATCTCCGTCATGGACTGTTGCCACATGACCGCCAAATCCAAGAACATATGTCCCGTGTGGATGGTCAAACATAAAATCTTCCGCTGTGTAACAATCAGGGCAATTATTTGGAATTGCGCTTCGATAAAATCCGTTTTGCCTCAACACACTGCCCCACACGCTATCAGAACTTGGCATATCCCCCATTTGATAGGCATTAACCACGATTAATTTAAATGCAGTCTCCCAATCAACTTTAAGGGCTTTAGCAACCGCTCTGACCGCACAATCTCCAACCCTTCTCCCTGTCGGATTCGGATTATAAAAAATATAAGCCAATGGAAACTCACCTCCACTGGCTTCAATTTTAGACAAAAATAAGCCCGTTAGCCATGAAGCCAACAGGCAAGTTTCGTGCAAGTTTTAGCTCTCAAATGTAATCTTGTAGAACTGTTCAACTGTAATGTTGCAATGATTTTCCTTCCTGTACTTCCAATAAGCATCGTAGAACTCTATCAAATGCTCGGGCTGCACAGCCGCGAAATCTATGTCGCTCAGATAATGGCTGTCAAATAAGGGCTTAACCTTATTCCAATTTCCTGTTATCCAATGCCGCCCACATCCCTCGTCAAGTTCTACCGCCCACATGGTATCGTTCAGAATCGTCTTGCGCGTCAGCTTTTTCATCATTCAGACCTCCTTCAGTGGGTTCATTTCCTAACTTCCAAGGATATTATACACCCTGATAACTTGCTTGTCAATAGTTTTTTTCAACTTTTTTGAAAAAAATCCAAATAAAAAAGCCGTGACTGTTTGTCACGGCTTGAAAATCTTGTTTTCGCCAGCATAAACGATGTTTTTAATCTGTCTCACTGACATATCAAATTCTTCCGCAAGCGGTTCATAACAAATTCCATCAATTAAGCGTCTTATCAAGATTTTCCTGTTTCGCTCTGCATGTCTACCAACAATCAATTCTGATATTCTCCGATTAATTTCTGAAGCTGTCAAGTTATCAGGAATAATCATTTGCGCCGCCTAGTCCCTTTGGAACCGTTCTTCCGTCTTCGCCGTCGCGTTGTCTTGACCACTGTAACCCTCGCCATTAATTACACTTCCTCCATTATTGGCATAACTGGCTACGCCGTCTTTGCCGTCTACTGTAACGGTTTCAGTAACGCTTGATTCGTAATCATACTGCACCCACGCCCACAGCCAAGCCGCATTACTGGCGAACAACAGGGCAATAGTAATAATTAGAGCTACCATTGCCCTGTGATTGATTTTGTCAAATCTTGTGGAAATTACTTCGATTGCGTATTCTGAAATCGATCTGTCCATCATCTATTATCCTCATTGAGTTCGGGCAGTCCCTTAAGGCTCATCAGAAGCGACATAATAGCCGCTAGAGCCGCCATTGATGCGACATTAGCCCAATCTACTGCTCCCATCGTAGAAGCGTCTCCAATGGCTACAATCGCCGCTGATGCCGCCGACTGAATGAGTGTCTTGAGCGCCCTCATTCCTGCTCGTTTAATCCATTCACGCCAATCTCTCAATTGACAACACCCCTCTCACGATCTACTTCTTTTTTTAGATATTCTACCTCTTTTTCAATTACAGGCATACGCTGAGCGAAATTATTGTGCAGTCTGACTTCGCGCATCAATTCATCAACCTCTGCCCTCAAAAGTGCAATCTCTTTGTCGAGTTTTGCATCTGAATTCTCTGATCTACTTCGCAATTCAGTAATGATTCTTTCATTTGATTTTCGTACATTGACAATCACCGTGATAATTGTTCCTGCAAGCCCCACCAAGCTGGTAATACAGGCGGCAATAATTCCACTCATCTCAAATCACCTTTCCGTATTTACCCGACACCCAACCATTTTGATTATTGAAAATCACTAGATGCCATCCGTTTTCGCTGGTAATTCCTTGATACGGCATGACATTCCCCTCATAGGCTACACCAAGAATTTCACCGTTTTTATTTGGGGCTGTACGCACAAAACAATTACCGCCCTTTATGCACACCGTGCGCGAATTGGCCTTTTCTGACAACGCCTTTTCCATAGCTGACGCACTTTTCGGGCCAAATTCACCATCCACTGTCAAGCCATGATCTTTTTGAAACTGCATAACTGCATTTTCCGTGGCACTTCCGAAATCACCGTCAGCACCCCATTTACCACAATCATATCCCAGTTCAATAAGGTGTTTCTGCAAATCACGGACTTCAGCACCCCTACTACCGCGCGACAATACTGTCACGTGCACTGGTTCGGGAACGGGTTCTGAAATAATACCACCATAGGCAATCCAAGGCAGTTTGCCATGTTTTGACCATTTTCGCCCATTGAAACCTTGTTTCTTTCCGATATTCAAAACCGCCGTCACTTGTACACAATCATCCCATCGTGTAGTACATTCAATTGCCAAGCCGTCACCGACATAGGTTCCCCAATGCCCCTCCATCCAGAGACCCTCACCCGGAATGATATTACTGAAATTATCAGAAACATCATAGCACTTTTTAATCATTCCATTGGCATTAGTATCAGGCACACCATTCGCGCCATACACCGCGCCACCATGATCTTTTGATGTGTCACCATTCCAACCCCACAAAATGGCCTTTAGCAGATTCACGCAATCAAACCCCCAATAAGGCGGGTTTTGATTCGCAACCTTTTTTAGCTTGACAATATTATTGGGCGTATACCACCCATTAAGGTTTTGCTTAGCTTTTCCCGAAATTGTAGCATCTGTTACCTTGATTCCATATGCGGCATACATGTATATTGTCTTATAATTATTCACAATATCCCACAATTTATGAATTAGTTCGTTGTCAGTCATTACGGTTTTTGCCATTGAATCACCACCCTTGGTAAAATAATCTATGGATTTTGTATCACCTACAAAAGCGTCAAAATCCACATCTCCGGAAACCCCTGCAATCTTGCCGTGATCAGAATACTGCCATACGTCACATTTCCAAGTTGGGCGCTTTTCACCCCATCGTGCAATCCATAGATAATCAGCAGGAATATCCTTTAGTCCGTATGCGCCAAACCAATATTCTGAACAGTAAATACCGATTCGTTTAGCTCCACATTTTCTGAGCGTGTCAATAAAAACGCTGACAACATCGTGCATTATGTCTTTAGGGATTGAGTTGTCTTCAGCATCTACAACATATGATATTGGATTATATTTTGACGCTGCACCATAGAAATATCCTGCTTCCGCTTCAGCTTCATCCTTGGTTTTTGCTGTCAGAAAATGATAAACGTGGAACGGAATATTGTTGGCTCGTGCACCTTCAACATTATCTGCAAATTTAGGATCAATATGTAGGGCTTGAGTTGCCTTGATATATGCAAACTCTACATCCACTTTATCCCAATCAATATCGCCTTGATGCTTACTAACATCAATAATCATTTTGCCCTCCTGCTAAATCGAATAAGTACAATTCAAATAGATACGTCCGTCTGTCAAGTTTGGTGTTATGTTATTAATTTTAACAGTTCCATTTGTATTAATTGTTACATTACCAAACCCAAGCGCATCAACAGTAAACGGCGCTGCATATTGTTCAGGTGGTCTATATCCACTTGGAAGCGTAAACAAAGTCGAACCCGATACAAGCGGAGTGCTTAGTGTTGATAATAGCGCACTTTGATAATTAATATAACAAATCCTACCCTGCTTGACAAAAATGCCATGAGCAGCATCAAGCGTATAAACCACACTTGATGAAAAATCACTCAATGCAAGCCCTAGATTAGTAACTGCATCATTTACGTTTTGAGCGCCTGTACCGCCCTGTGTGATTGTTATCGGGGTTTTATCAGTCAATAAATTATAATATTTATTGGCTGTAAGGTTATTTTCTGGGTTCGGGAGATGATAAAGTTCCGCATATCTTGTGTTATCTCCGTATTGGCAGAGAACTAGATATTTATTGACGTGAACTCCCATATAGCCCATAACGGCTCCATCTTTATAAAGATTGAATTGCGGATAACTACCGTCAATCGTATTTACACGTACATCAGGCACGATTAATCTACCCGTCATTGTGTCGCCAGATTTATTTATGAAATTCGATACTATTATTGAAAAAATATCATTATATGACACCTTGCATGTTTCTGATCCGGTATCAATGACAAAATTATCATCTGATGCTAGTGTCCGTCCCAATGAATTTAATTCATGAATTTGCATAGCATTCACTCTCCGTCAATGGATTCAGCTGCATATTTAATCAATGATTCTGCGTCATTGATTTTATCAGCATCAGTAATGATTCTGTCATAGCGCATGTTATCAGCAATGATCTGACCCGTTTCATCCACCTCGGAATATGTTACCGACATCCTCAATCCAACTGCATCATGAAATACCGTTACGCTAGTCACAATTTTCAATTTAAACCCCTCCCTCTCTTAATTGATTCAATATGATTTTCGGCAAGCGCACCATAATCTTGAGTTGATTGTATCACAGCATCCGTATTAATGTCAAGACGCTTGTTGGGAAAATCGCCCTGCTTCGCCTTAATTTCCCAGCCAAATTTCATTCCTGCATTACCACGCACCACAAAATAACTCTGATGTCTTTTGGCTACATAGCATTTACCGTCACCATACGCCTGAAGAAAAACTTGATATTGCGCCGTAGATATTGTTTCCGCAAATATTGGATCAAGCCATACATAACAACTTCCATAGTCACCAATAGTACCTTCGCCAATATCTCCAAACATAGGAGAAGCGGTTTCATATGCGTATAACAATCGATCAGAATAATTCTTGGTTTTAACGATACGATTTTTTGTTCCCCGAACCGTCAAATACCCACCAACTTCAACATCGGTTGCCGCATTAACATGATTCCACATTTTTATACCTGACGTTGACAAATTAAGCAGTACACCATTATTTTTGTCAAGAAAAGTTACACCTGCTGGGATACCATTAGTATTATCAATATCATACGAAACAAAGCTACCAGAACCAACACGTTGTGCATTTTGACCATTATTTTCAGGAGAATAAAACAGGATATTTCTCAATTTGATATATCCAAAGTTATTAATCTGCAACGCACATGTATTATTATCAAAGTCAGACATATTAATCGGTTTTTCACCAATTGCAACATCACCATATCGCCCCACGTGAAAACCCAAAAAACTCGTCCCGGTATCTATATCAATTGAACCGCCATTGATTATAATGTTTCTAGTCGTCAATATTCCATTGATTAAGTCCCATGCATTATACCCCAAATCATCTGACAAAACACCTGCCCTTATGAGCGTAGCGTCAAGTGTGCCGCTGGTAATAAAATCAGCCACAAATGAGCCGTCGATTGTCCATGCCGTTCTATACGGGCCAAGTATTCCATCCCGCGAAAAACCTATGCCGTTATTATTGATTCTAAGCACATTAACAGCAGTATTTTTATCCGTAGAATCCATGATAAAAATCTCTTCTGGCTTTCCATCTTCCCCAATTGAAAACATGACATATCCGCCACGATTGCCCGTGATAAGCTGTGTCGCATTTTGTACGCTTTCCGATACATTTTCCTTGGTTGCCATTCCGCTAGTGCTGTTGTTAATCATATCATGCATAGCATCAGACATAGTTGTTTTTGCATCACCAAGCTCAATTCTATTGTATTTATCAAGCAAAACATTATAATCTGTCTTGATAACCTGCATCTTAACGCGCGTTACACCCATCTGCTGAAAATGCACGTTCACGGTGTCGCATAGCAGTACCGTCTCCAATTCAGAATATTGAGCATATTCCGTAGTGTCTCGGAGATAGACAAAGTTAATCTCAATATTCTCAGCAGGAGTTAAGACCGCATAGGCATTTAATGCCGTTTTTGCTGCATCCCATAGTTGAGTTTCAGTAGGTGCATCATTAAACTTATCACTTAAATCAAGCGGAATAACCACAAGATCATCAGTTTTGAAAATTTCAATATTATTCTGCGATTGATCTGTTATGTTGCTTTCCGCATGAGTAGTTATCGGCATAGCACTTTTATTGATATTGTCAGAAACAACAATACCACTACCGCCAAGAACAACGCTTTCGCCAGTATCCGGATTTTTAAAAAATGGCACAACCGCATTATAGACTGATTCTAAGCTATATTCTTGATCATAATCAATCATATTAATTCCATAGATTATGTTGACATTTCTATCCACTCCACGATTTAGCCACAGCTTGACATTCCAATAATCCCATTCATACTCACCTTTTCCGTAGACATCCAAAATTGAATTAATCATGCCGCCTAGAGCGTTTCGTACATTAATTGGAGAATCAACAATAAAATTCCCTGCGACATTTTTATCCGTCCAAAAACTAAACGGATTTTCATTGAATGTTTCTGTCGCCATTCTGTTGATTGCTTCGCTACATGAAACAGCTTCAAACGGCTTTAAAATGATATGGTTCAACCTATAGGAAACGTGCCGTGCGTAGAAGGTTACGACCCCATCAATTTGAGCAGACCTAGCATAAATATCAAATGGCTGGACATCACCACTAGAATCATGAGTGCAAGTTACGATTCTTCCTTCTTGAATTTCAGAATAATGTTTACCGTTAATTGGATACTTGAAAACACACTCATATTGACCATTGCGCTCCTCTGTCACGTCGCAGCTAATGCAGTCTGAAAGTCTGCCAAGCCCCTCCGTCTCAAAATCCACTTCTGTTGATTCGTACAAAATTGGAATCATTTAATCCACCACCTCGGAGTGATTTCTACACTGGAGACGTTGCTTAGATTGTTTAGCCTGATTTCATTTTGTCCAGAAAGTAGGGAATAATCGTCCTGATTAAAACTCGCAAATTTAATTAGGTTACTCGCGTCACCAATATAATATTTCCCAGCTTCCATAGTTTCAATATCAATATACAGAAAATCAGTAAATGACGAAAGACTAATTGAATTTCCATTGATGGTAATAGTCCCGGCTGTAGTTCTTGCACTAGCAGTTAGCTTAATCAATGGCAATGAATTATTTCTTGTTGGATTGCTAATGCTAATTATGTTACCCGTAAATACCTGTACTGTTTCGCCAGACTTTAAAAATCGTTGTGGCTTACGGCTGAACACAATTTGAAACTTAATCATCCTACGAGTTTTATCTATGATTGGAGTTATAGCATCAGAGCAATATGCCTGATAAAATTCGGTCGTATGAAACGAATCTTCTAATCGCTGATAACCAATCTGTGCAAAAATATCATCCTTAAAACTTTTAAAATTTGAATCTGCATTATCTGCAAGAATTACGTTGTATGTGTTGATCGCATTGGGTATTCGCTTTTGAGGAATAAGAATATCGCCATTTCTCCCGGGAATACTCTGGACAGAATATTCCCACGGAGAAACGCTATCAGAATCTTTATCGTAAACATACATATCATAGTCACGTGTATCAACATTGCCAAACACAAAATAATCAATCATCCGAACACCGCCTTTTGCTGATTATTCCAGCGCACAAATT